ATATTCTTTAGTCCACTTCATAATTTCTCTTAAATGGCTTTTAGCAACTGTTTCAATATGCCAAATATTGTTACCACAATTCCATTCGTTTGGTTTTAATTTGCCAGTAAGTTTAAATCTTTGTTCTACTGTGTCGCTTAAATAAGCCCAATTAGTAAATCCAATATCTTCATTACCTACTTTATGAATTTGGTATTGATCTAAATTTAAAGATGGAGTTATTATCTTAACTAAATCTGCATAAGTGTATTTGTCAAATTTAGGAAACTGTCTGTATAAATGAACTACTCTATATAAATCATTCATTAAGCTGAACCCCACTTAATCTTCTGTGCAGTCTTACTTGCAAATTCCATACCTTTGTCATTAGGAAAATATAGTTTCTGTGAGTTCTCAGCAGTTCTTCTTCCTGAAATCTTTTCAAAATCTGCCCAATGTGAAGATATAATAACATTAACAGATGAAGTAGTTGCGTTTTCTTCTAAAGTAAAACTAGATATTCTTCCGTCAAATAAAAGAAATGGGTCTACTATAAGTGCCTGACTATCATCTAAAAAACCTCTATAAACTTTTGCAGGTTTGTTCATGTAGTTATTATTAAGCAACAAAGCAATAATTGTTGTATCTGCACCTGAGAATTTAAGACTTAATGTGTTTACTGATACATCTACTGTTTCTTGAACTTCTGAACTTCCTAAAAATAATGATGAAGCAGTATAAGTGTTACCATCATAACTTAAATCTTTATAATGATCTGTGTAATATGTTCCAGTACTAATACCTAAGTAAACAAGTTCAACTGGGTTAAGTTTATTAGTTGCTATCTCGGCTATGACACCAGCACTTAATGATCTTGTCATTACAGTACCTCTATAAGATCAACTTCGTATTGGAAATAATTTTCTGTGCTAATATTAAATTCTTGAATATCTCCAGTAAGTCCAACTGTAAAATCTACATTAGAATAAATTAGAACTGCATTGTCAGCTACGTTTGCTCTTAATGGTGGTTCAAATGTTAATGTCCCTTGACCAGAACCATTAGATGATACATCTGCCATAACCATATAAACTTTTGCTTGACCAGTAAATCTAAAATAATCTCCAGCTTTAAATACTCCTGATGTGCTGTTAGCCATTCCATCTATTGCAACAGAAGTAACTCCTGCACTAATAGCACCATTTACAGATATAACTCCTGAAGCAACTCCAAGAGCATCATCTATTGTTGGTGGCACATACTGGAATGATTCCATTTGTGATCTTTGTTTCATTATAAAAGCATTTATAGGTGCAAACTCAGTTCTTGTCATAACTGGAAATCTTAGTCTTAATCTAAATCTTTGTCCGTCTATTTGTCTAGCTTGTCGTCTGCCAGAAGCAGTTGTAGTTACAATAGTATTTTGATTAGAACTAATAGCTACATCTCTAGGTGTTGGGCTTGATGGGAATGTTCCACTCATACTACGTTAGATTTTCCTTTTTGATTAGCACCTTGATTAACTAAGTTAATTATAGTTGCTCTATTATCAATTAATAATTCTTTAATACCTCTAACATCATTTGCTTGAATATTAAATGTTATATTACTTGCTGAACCCATATCGTGATTAGGTACAATAGTTCCATTTGTATTAGGAACAAATAATTCTCTACCACGTTCTCCAACTGTAATAGGCATACCACCTCTTACTGAACCACCTTCTGCAAATGGAGAAACAACAGAAGCATCAATAGGAGTCATTCCACCACCACCACCAAAAGCACTCATTCCAATATTAAATAAAGATGATAAAAACCCACCACCCCCACCACCCATTGATTGTTGTTGTGCTAATAAAGCATTTTGTTTTACTATTTCTGCTGTTTGTTGTTTAGATATAAATAATTTTAATTGGTCTAAAGCTAGTAAAGCTATTTTAACTAATTGTTCTTCAATTAATTGTGAAAGCAATTTAACTAAAACTTTTTGTGCTAGTTCTCTAAATGTATCTGTTAATTTTTTACCAAGAACAATAGATTCTGCAATAGCACCTGAAATATTTTTAATTCCAATAACAGCACCTTCGGCTATTGTTTTGTTTAAATTTTTAAATGCTAAATCTGCTAATGCAACTTCTCCTTTTAATTTTCCTTCAAGTATTCCTATTAAAGATTTATCTTCTATTTTTGCTTGTTTAATATCAGGTGCAACAGTTCTATCTTCATCTAAACCTACTGTTTGAGGAATACCAGTACCATAACCCACAACTTGTCCTAATCCTCTAACTACTTTATCTAAAGTACCAAGAACTAATTTTAATGAATTGTTTAATAATACAAGTCCAACATTAGCAAGTTCAGTTACAAAATTTAATAGTTTACCAAGTATGATAATTACTGGTTCTAATGTTTTAAGTAATTCTCCAAAACTTTTTAGTAACTCTTTAAACGAATTACTAAACCCACCATCAGTTCCTAGTAAGTCAGCAACATCTTTTAAATTTTCAAAAAGATTTTTAAATACTATTGCTAAATCTCCTGCTCTTTGTGATGAAGCACCACCAAATGTATTAGCCAAACCTCTTTCCAAAGCTTCTAAGATAACTGCTGAACCTTCTGCGTCATCAGCAAATTTATTTAATTGTGATCTAGTTAGTCCTAATTCTTTTTCTAATATTTGAAATACTGGAATACCTTTAGAAGCTAATTGAGATAAAGATTGTGAACCTATACCAGCACCAGTAGCACCTTTAGCAAATAGTCTAGTTAAATCATTTAAAGTATCTAATGAGTTTGCAGTAGCAGAAGCAGTATCTATAAATGTTCTAAGTAATTCATCTGTTGGTTCTATCCCTGAATTTTGTAATGTAATAAATGTGTCAGATAATTCTTTTGTAGAAAATTGTGTTTGCTTAGATAAATTTCTTAATAAACCAAATGCTCTTTGACCGCCTTCAACAGAACCAGTTACAAATCTTAAAGTTGTTCTTAAAGTTTCAAACTCTTTTGTAATATCTATTATTGGTTTTATTATTGCCCCTGCACCTAAACCTATTAATGCGTTTCTTAAACTTAATATTGAACCTTTTACACTATTAAATGCTTTTGATGTATTATCAATCGCATTAAGCTTTATGTTTAGTTGATTGTCTGCCATAGTGTAGTTTTTCTCGTTCTGCCTTCACCTTAAAATATGCTATCCAATAATAAAATTCATCTTGTGTCATAAGATAAATTTCTTCTATACTTTTGTTTAATTCCTGACCAAGAGCAAGTATAGAATATAACTCCGTATCAGTTCTTACTTTTTTTCGGCTTCCTCGTAAGAAACACCAGACAACATTTCTGTTGCTAACTTAGCTATAACATTTGCATCAGCATTATTCAATAATGTTAGCTTGTCATCTAGCTTAAATATTTTATTTCCGTCTGCGTCTTTTGCTTTAAGAACTATTGCATCTACCAATACCGACAAATCGTCATTCTTAGCACCTTTAAATAGATTTCTTTTTTCTCCTAAAGTAAATGGTGAGCAGTATATTGTTAAAGGTTTGCCTTCCTCGCCCCACTCAGCTACCTCAATCTTTTTTATGCCTAAAGCTTCAAATTGTGCTTTAACTCTATCTATTACGTTCATATCTTCCTTTATCTAATTAATTATTGTGTTGATAATGATAATGCACCAGTACCAGTAAATGTTAATTCAGCTTCTACCATTCCATCAAATGATGCTGATATATTATAAGCTGTTACTATTGCAGAACCTTCATAAAATTTATCTCCAGTACTTGCACCTTCTGGGAAAACTTTAATTGTTATTGAACCACCTACAACTAGTAAAATTTGCCCTGCATCAGCTTCATCAAAAAATAATGATGCTGAACCAGAAAAACCTTTTAAACCAGCTTTGTAAGTTCTTGTAGTATCACCTAATGAAGTATCTTCAATAGTGTCAGATGTTTGCTCTAAAGTATAACTTCTAAGTTCGCCAAGAGTTGTTGTGCCAACTTTTATTACACCTTCTGAGCCAGTATGTGTTGCCATATTTGTTTCCTTGTTTGTTTATGTTAAGGTGTGCCAGAAGTGTATTGATACATAACTCGCACCACCATTCTGATACCACCTATTGGGAATAAAACTCCTTCATCAGTAGAAACTTCTACTACCTGAGTTTGTTTTGCATACCCACCACGTGTTCTATCAGAATTTAATCTTGTTTCAATCGTTGTAATTAACTCGTTTCTTTTTGTGTCAATATTTGTTGGAGTTCCTTTAACATAACCAACGATTACATAATCTGCTAATGCTTCTCTTAATGCACTTGTAAAACTTATTGTTTGATCTGATCTAGTTTCATTACCTGATTGCACAAAACAAGCTGGATATTGTTGTTCAGATAACTCATCAACATTAAAAGGTTCTCTAGTAACTTTTTTTAAAGTTATAGGAGATGTGCCAGTTGAAATTGTTGTAATAATATTAGATGCTATATCTTCTCGTTTGCTCATTTAATTGTACTTAGTTTATTATATTCTCTCATAAATACATTCATAATAGGTTGTATCTCTCTTGCACCAATAGCAAAGAATTTTCTTTTCTTTTGATTGCCTAGTGCTTTAGTGTTTTGGAATTTGTTTGCAAAATAAATAATAGCTTCTGTTGGTGATGACTTCTGTGTAATGTTAGATAGCATTTGACCTGAGAATGTTAAATCAGGAAACTGTGTTTGTCGCCCTGCATTACTTCTAAATGTTTTATAAGCTTCTGTATAAGGTGGAAAAGAATTACCATCTGCATTTTGACCTCTAGTAGTTCTTTGTTTAATAATACCCATTAAGAACTCAGCAGTTCTTCCTAATGCAGTCTTAACTATTTGTGGTTGTTCTCTTACTTGTTTCTCAAAGTTCTTAGCAACTTGTAATGAATTATCTTCAACAGTTAATCTCATCTAATTAGTTTAAGTCTATGATAAGGTGCTTT